GATGCGCTTGCCGGAGGGCGAGGTGAAGCGAGGGTGCGGGTGGCCCATGTCGACGGTCCAGCCCTGAGCCTCCAGCAGCCGGGCGACCCGGCGGAGGTCCTTGCGCGGGTTGTTGGTCGGCATCAGGCGCCGTGCTTCTGACGGTACGAGGAGGGGCGGCACTCGGGGGAGCAGTACCGGGCACGGCGGCCCGTCGGCGAGGCCGGGGGTAGATCGCCGCCGCAGGTCAGGCACGAGAGGCCGCCGGGGGCGTCAAGTTCTTCGGGAAGGGCGACCGTGACGACGACGTCCGGGCGCCAGTCTCCCCACTCGCCGAGCACGACCCGGCGAGTGGGGGCCAGCACCGGCTCGCCCCGGTCGAGGCGGTCGAGCCAGTCGGCCATCAGCCGACGACCCGGACGGTGGTGGTGGTCCGCTTGCGGACACCGGCGAAGGGGAGCGAGAGGCCGAACGTGCAGCACGCCAGGAAGATGCGCGTGAGCGAGTAGCGACCTTTGACCTCGGTCTTGGTGGTGGTCATGGAGGGTCCTTTCGGGAGCCGGGGCGGGATTGCCCCTCGCCCCGCCCCGGCCGGGAAGCCAGGGGCGGAGCAGGGAGCCGTCCCGCCTAGAGGCCCATCCTCCCGGCGCACACCGGGCCGATGCCCCTGGCCCGGGAGGCCTCGTCGGTGAGGGTGCGGTTGCAGTGGCCGCACCGGCCGATCTCCTGCCCGTAGCGGAGCATCGCCGCCATCGGGTCCTCGGCGATCTTCGCCAGCACGGCGGCCCCGGCGGCTCCCTTGACGGGGTGGCGCTCGTCGGAGGCCAGGACCGAGACGAAGGTGCGCCCGGCCCAGCGGCCCTCGGTGGGGCGGTCGACCTCGTAGAAGCGGAGGATGCCCTCGGCGTTGTCGACGGCGTAGTGACCGGCGGGCACGTCGGGGAGCACCCGGGCCGGGGCGGCGAGCGGCGGGGTGCCGTCCTGGCCGGGGATGCCCGACGACGCCGGGGCGACGACCGGGCGGGTGGTGCGGCCAGCGTCACGCATGGCGATGAGCCGGTCCAGGCCCTCGGAGGCGGCCTTGCGGGTGAGGCCCTCGAAGCGGGCGAGCATGGTCGCCTGGCGCTCGTCCTGGCCGGGGTAGACCTCGGCGAGCAGGGTGGTGCAGAAGCGGACCTGAGCCTCGGAAGGGGTCGAGGGGCGAAGGGCGTCGGGGTGGGCCGAGCCGAAGGTGCGCCCGTCCATGCGCTCGCCGGGGGTGTGGATGCGGTCCTGGCGGCCGCCGACCGGGGTGACCCGGCGGGCAGCGGCCCGGAAGGCCCCGCCGGTGCGGTGAAGTTGGCAGTTGCAATCGCTGGAGAAGCCAGCGTCCCAGCCGGTGCCGTTGCAGACTTCGCAATCGGGGAGGGTGTCGTAGGCGGAGATGTGGTTGAGCGGGGTCGTGGTCATGAGGGTAGACTAGCCGCCGCCCAGCGGTTACGCAACCTGTTCCACGAAGATTCCCCGGGGATGAGCCGGACGACCTAGTCGATGAGCAGGGCCTCCAGGGCCGGGAGGGCGGGCGAGGAGAAGTCCTCCGCCAGTAGCAGGCCGGTGGGGCCGAGCGTCACGAGGCCGGAGTCGTCACGGTGGATCGAGCACGCCAGGCAGACGGGCGGAGCGCCACGCCGGACGAACTGCTGCGTGAGGAGCACGAGGTCGGCCCGGGCGACGACAGCGGCGAACGAGGCGAGGAGGATGCGCGCAGAGCGGTCGACATCGAGCCGGGTGAGGGTGGCGACGAACAGGTCGTGGAACGAGGCCCCGGCGGGCTCCCAACGGATGACGGCGGCCACCTCGCCAGCGGGAGCGTCGGTGACGACGTGGAGCATGGGGGCGAAGTCGGTGGCGACGGAGAAGCGGCCCAGAGCCGTCTCCCGCAGGGCGTCGAAGTAGTCGGTGGGGTGGAGCACGACAGCGTCCATGCGGCCAGCCTAGCCGCCCCCAGGCGTGCCTACACCTGCGTTCTACCGCTGGGCCTCGGGCAGAGCGTCCCGCAGGAAGGGCCGGGCCGGGGAGCCCGACGACTGACGGGCGTAGACCCACGTCTCGGTTTGGCCGCCCCGGTAGCGACGGCGGCCGGAGCCAGAGTTGTTCTTGGCGGGCCAGCGGAGGATGGAGGCCCGCACCGGGCGGATGGGCGTGCCCCGGGGGCCGTAGATGCCGGTGCCCTCGTGGACGTAGATGGCGTACTTGAGCCGGGAGCCGACCTGCACCATCGGCAGGCCGTCGGGGCCTCGCATGGGCACGGCCTCGATGGATGCGCGCAGGGTCCCCTCGTCGACGGGGCAGAGCACCCGGGCACGGTTGACGACGTTGCGGCCCCGGCGGAGCAGGTCGGCCATGATCGCCCCGGAGGAGCCCGCCAGGAGGGCCTGCACCTGCCGGGGCTCCAGGGCGACGGTGAAGGTGGCCTCAGCCAACTACGGGGTCCAGGTCGACGGTGACGGAGCCGAACACGCTGCCGCAGCCGCCCAGCGGCGAGACGAAGGTGACGGCGACCGGGGAGACGCCGAAGTCCGTCTGGCACGAGAGGGCCTCGACCAGAGCCTCGGCGTCGGCGTAGAGCGCCGAGGTGGCGAGGCTGTGGTCGCCCGGGGAGGGCCAGCCGCCAGCGTCGGTGAGCGAGGGCATGCAGCGGAACACGCCAACGTCGAGCGTGCAGGCCGGGGTCCCGGTCATGCAACGCACCGGGTCGAAGGCCAGCCCGGCGGCGAAGGTGTCGTCCAGGGGGAAGGCCGAGGAGAGGAACAGGCGCCGGACAGTCGAGTAGGCGTAGCCGCAACAGTCGAGCGGGGCGGGGTCGCCCAGCACGACCTCTGCGCGAGCGACCGGGCGGCCGTCGATCGTGATGCGGTCGACGAAGCGGGCGAGGAGGTCCTCCGCAGCGGCGTAGGCCATCGAGGGCCAGACGGCGGGGAGCACCTGGACCGTGGTCACGGCGAGACGACCCGGATGCCGCCGGGGCGGTAGTCGGGCGAGACGACGGCGGAGGGCATGATGAGGTGCCCGGGGTTGACCGAGGAGATGAACAGGTCGCAGAGGGGTAGGCCGAGGCGGCCGTTGTCGAGGTAGTCCTGGGGGTCGAGGAGCACCATCTGGACACCCTGGCGGGCGAGGTTGACGACCCGGGAGGGCAGGCGGCATCCGGGGTCGCCGGTGCAGGCCCGGAGCAACTCGCCGTACAACTCGCTCATGGCCCCGGCGGCCACGGCCGGAGGCGGCACGCCGAGCGAGTAGTCGACGACGATGGCCGGAGGGGAGCAGGCGTCGACGTCGGGCCAGCAGCCGCCGTCGGCCGTGAGGAGCCGGTCGCCGGTCAGGACGTACTCGGAGGGGTCGAGCCCGAGCCCGTCCACCTCGACGGAGTGGACGGCGACAGCAGGCCCCCGCAGGAGGAGCGCGCAGCAGCGGTCCCGCAGCGGGGCGCCGGTGACGAGGCCGGGGAGCACGGTGGGGCCGAGGGCGGCGGCCTGCGGCCCCCAGGGCACGGTGCAATCGGTGGCCCGGTACACGCCGAAGGCCTCGACCGTCCGGCAGACGCCGAACTGCCGCCCGGAGGCCGCCCAGAGCATGTCCTCGGCGGCCCGGGAGGCCCAGGCGACCATCTCCGGCAGGGTGTTGTCGGGGATGGGGCAGGGGCCGAGGGGCCAGGGCTCGCACCCGGGGCCGGTCAGCGTGTCGGTCATGCGCTCATCCTTCCACCGGAGAGGCCCCCAGGTGCTCCTCTCCCGGGCGAGCGGGGCGGGCCAGGGCAGGCGGCCCCGCAGGCCCAGGAGAGGCGCTCAGAGGCGATCAGGCGGGCGCCATCCCGGCGGTCCAGGCCAGGCCGTCCCAGTGGTACTGGTTCGGGCCGGTGTCGGAGGCGCCGACCCAGACGTAGGAGTCCTCGCTCCAGAGGGTCTGGGGCGAGACGTTGGCGCCGATGATGGTGTCCAGTTCGGCCTTGGAGGCGGGGCGGCGGGAGCCGCCGGGGCCGAAGGTGCCGGAGGCGCCGACGACCTCCGTGGCGGTGGTGGCGAGGGCGGCGCCGGGAGCGGTGAGGTCGACGCAGCCGTCGGTGACGTCGGGAGGCCCGACCGAGGTCTGGTTGAAGGCGAGGTGGCGGCCCTCCAGCACCGGCACGAGGAGGCCCGGAGGGTCATACGGCCCCATGTCGTAGGTGGCCGGGGCGCCCTGGGTGTTGGCGGTGATGCTCATGGTGAGCGGCCCGTTCTCGATGGTGAACTCGCCGAGGGCGCCGTTGACGACCCAGGGCCAGACCCAGTAGATCCATGCGCCAGCCACTCCGCAGGCCCCTCCGGCGACCTTCGTCCACGTCTCCAAGATGAAGCCCGTCTCGGCCACCTGCTCGCTGATCTGGGCACCGACGACCATCCCGGCGTCCTCGATGACGTCGGCGCCGAGGAAGAAGTCCAGCAGCGAGGGGTCGACCCGGCACAGTTCGATGGTGAGGTTGAGGCGCTTGAGCCGGTCGGCGTCCTTGTCGTTGACGCAGAGGTCCCCCCAGGCGTTCTTCTGGATGAACTCCTCGCCCGTCTCCAACTCGGGAGCGGTGGCGATGCGGATGAAGCCGTCGGAGACGATGGAGGAGCAGGGGCCGTAGAGCACGTCGCCGCACTCGTCGACCTTCGTGAGCCGGAGCACCTTGGCCTTGACGGAGGGGAAGCCTGACATTGCGCGCTCCTTAGACGGCTGGAGTGATGGCGGGGGCGGAGGTCATGACCGGGTCGCACGTCCAGGCGACACCGAAGGTGCGCTCCACGATGAGGGTGCGGTCGTTGACGGAGGAGACGTGGACGCCGAGGTCGAAGGCCGGGCCAGCCATGACCTTCGTGGCGCCGAGGTGGTACAACTCCGGCGCCGGGAACGAGGCCAGGTTGTCGAGGGCGGCGGAGAGCACGACCGGGCAGCCGCACGGCGCCACGAAGCGGCCCGAGACTCGCTCGATGGAGCCGTTGGTGGCGAGGAGCGTGCCGGTGGAGATGCCGACCAGGATGAGCCCCTGACCGTCGCCGTTCAGTTGGTGGTAGCCGCCGCAGAGCACGGCGAGGGCGTCGACGACGGCGAAGTTGCCGAGGTCGGTCGCCTGCGCCTGCGCGCCGTAGGAGGCTCCCCGGAGCAGGCCGAGGAGCATCTCCAACTCCACCGCCATGCTCTGCTTCGCCGTGAGGGTGCCCTCGGCAGCCGCCCGGGCCTCCTCCTCGGTGATGCCCGCCGGGGAGCAGGAGTAGTAGGCGTACACCGTGAAGGGCGCCCAGCCGTCGAACATGGAGCCGACGCCGGGAGACTTCGGCACCGGGGCGGCCAGGCAGGAGTCGAGGTCG